TGTAGTCATCTGACACTCACTTTTTAAGTCTAAAACTCATTGTACATCATGCGCTTTAAGCTGAAAAGCCCATAAAGAATAAAAAAAAGTACGATTTGTGCAAATAAATGTTTGCATTTGGAAACATCATGTGCGACTATAGCTTTGTTGAATAAATAACTAACTTAATAAAAGGTGCTTGAAAATGTTGAATTTACCAAAAATTAGCAATAAGAAGTTCGGAATTGAAGTTGAGTTTGTAGGCGCTTGCCCTCGGCAGGTTGCTAGAGTTATTAATGAGGTAGAGGGTGTTGAGTGTTCATTTGCTGGTTATACTCACCTTACCACTAGCTACTGGAAGGTAGTTTCTGATGCCTCGCTTAACAGCGTTCGTGGTTATGCTGGAGAATTGGTTAGCCCAATTTTACAAGGTACTGAAGGTGTCACCGAATTGTTCAAAGTTCTTGAGGCTCTTAATTCTGTGGAGGGTGTAACAGTAAACCGTAGCTGTGGTTTACACGTTCACCTAGATTGTCGGGAAATGAACATAAACGAAATTAAAACTGTATTTTCTCGTTACGAGCAATACGAGGAGCAAATTGATCTTTGTATGCCTCGCTCACGCAGGGGCAACCCTCGCTGGTGTGCTGGCACTAGCATGGTTAAAAATAGCATTAAACGTGCTACCACTAAACCAAATGCGGCTAGAGCGGCTGGGCGTTACTACAAAGTAAACCTAACTAACATCCACACTCGCGGTTCTATGGAGTTTCGCCAGCATAGCGGAACCACTGAGTTTAAGAAAATCGTAAACTGGCTTTCTTTCCTAATGCAGTTTGTTGAGAGTAGCATCCAGATGGCTAACTCAACAGCGGTCAAGCCTAGTGCATGGTATGCACAGCTTAAAACTTTAGTCGGAAAGTGGGGCGGTGAGCTTAGTTATAGCAAGTCTACTAGAAGCTGGAATGTTGTTAAAAACGGCGTCTTAGTAACTAGCCTTTCTAATTGCCAAATCACAGAGCTATATGTTAGTGGTTCCGCAATGAAAGCAAAAGGTTTGCGCCCATTGCACCAGTTAGAGAACCTGCTAGAAGCATACGGCCTTCCTTACTCTGAGCTTATGGACGCTGTAAGCAACCCTGTTACAGCCTTAGAAAATGATCAAGGCATTTACCACGGCATTACTAACCAAATCCAAGATTACCTTGCAGAGCGCCAAGATGAGTTGGCATAAACAAATTACTAAACCAAAAGGAAACATCAAGATGAACGTAATAACTGAATACTTATATGGAGCTTATGGATCAAACCTTAACAAAGATCAAATGAGCTTCCGATGCCCTAATGCAAAAGCTGTTACTAGCTATGAGCTAAAGGGACACGCTCTAAAGTTTAGAGGAGTTGCTGATGTAGAAGAGGCATCAAGCACCGATTCAGTACCCTTGGGATTGTGGGAGATAACAGATGAGTGCGAAAAAAGCTTGGACAGATATGAGGGATTCCCTAACCTGTACACCAAAAGGTTTATTACAACTAAGCATGGATTGGTTATGATTTATGTTATGGTGGAGCAACACACTGTATGCCCTCCTAACAGCGGATACCTTAATGGTATAGCAGTAGGTTACTTTGACTTTAAACTGGATAACACTCTGCTTAAAAACGCTCTAACACATAGCTACTCGCACCAGAACAACCTGCAACGATGGAGGCCAAGACAGCTGTAATTCAGCAAGCCCTCACTCTTATGGATTGGGGGCTTTATTTTAGATTCCTTAACGTCACCTGTTTAGACCTTTCTGTTTCCCAAGTAGCCTCTGATATTCGTAATATTCTTTTAGCAGTTTCAGCTTTGACTCCAAGCGTTTGCACATCCAGATACCGTTGCTCCCAATCTTGATGCGTTCTTACCAATCCCTCTGCCATAACTCCAGATGCTTTGTTTCTCATGTGCGCCATCTTGATAGCCGCTTCCCATGCTTTGAAGCTGGCCTCTGTTTCTGCTAACTGCAAAGATGCCTGTTCATAATTGGATATTGCTTGCGACCATATTTCTAAACACTGGTCCACTGGGTCAGACAGGTTTTTTGACTCTGCAATCCGTTGCTGGTCTAAAAGATGAGATGCTCCCCTCATAGTATTTTCCATGAAATTTTGTTTATCAGTCATTGTTTACTCCTGTTAATTAAAAGTTTTATATCTTCTATCACCGCAAAGCTTATCTGATTGGTTGTATAACGAAGAACCTTCCATCCATCTAACAGCGCGGTATTATATTTTATTAGGTCAGCAGAATATCCTGACCCCCTTGTATGTCTGCCCTGTGAATAGACTCCACCTTCTACCTCAACCGCTATTTTCGTCAGGTTTGGAAAGTCACCAATCGCAAAATCAAATCGCCACTTGCGAACTGGATGGAACCTGTACTCTCTGTGGAATGGTATTTTGTGATGTTTAAGCAACAAAACAAGCCCTTCCTCGCCTTTTGATTTAACCACCCTTGTAACTACCTTCCATAACTGTAACTCTCGTTAGGAGGCTCTACAAACGTCCTACTAGCGCTATCAAAATTAAATGTTGCTTCTCCAATCTGACCGTACATTCCCTGCTCACGAATTTTTCTTGTAATGACCTGTATGCTGTTATTGTCAAAATCTCTATGCACCACCACCACCGCATCAGCTTGGTTGTGCCAATGAGCCGCGCCACTTATATCATAAGCGCTAGGAGCTTGGTATCCGTTGTTCTCTTTCTGCAATTTTGTTGGATGTGCAACAACCCACGTTGTAATGTCGTGCATCTTGCAAAACCTTTTACACTTGCTTATGAAATCTCTTATATGCTCATCTTCCCTATAGCTACCCTTGCGACTGGCATCAACCTCATTGTAAGGATCAATAACAATACCATTACATCCATACTTCTGAATGCTTACCTTTGCAAGCTCAAGAATTTTATCAATGTTCGGGATATGCTCTCTGGTTTCTATAAAGTAAAAATGCTTTTGTATCCACCTCATACCCTCGGTTGCCTCTTCCTCAGACATCCTACCATTGAAGCCTTGATCAAAAGGTTTGCCAGTGAACATTTGCAATAAGCGCCTAATATGCATTTTTGTGGAATGCTCTGGAGAGAACATCACAAACTTCCAATCATGCTTGAGGCCAAGCTGGATAAGGCACTGATCTAAGAATGTACTCTTGCCGTGATTCGGTATGCCCGTCCAGACATGAAACGTACCCTTCATTACCTTATAAATTTTATCAAGGTTATGGTATCCAATATTTACAGGTTTATCATAATTGCCACGGTATAAATCCATAACATCATTGTAATAAGTGCCGACTGTATACAACCCATCAACTGGATATGGCCTTGCATTAGTTATTAGCTCATGTAAAAACTCTTTGCCATGCTTTATCAATACATCATTTGCATCCTTGCAATCTTCTGGGGGCTTAACGTGCCAGCACTTTACTTTTCCATACCTATGCAACAACTCTTTTTTAAGGTTATCACCAGCGCCATCAGCATCACAAAACAATATAATTTTGTTGGCTTTAAGTGGATGAGTTTGCAAGCACTTAAACCGCTTATCATTTTCTTTATATGCGGCCTTAGCTGGAGCGCCATCAGGCAAAGTTGTGACGTAAGAAAAACCAGCTTCATGCACACTTAAAACATCCATCTCACCCTCAACAAAGATGGCTACATTGGAGTCCGCTACTGCCTGATAGTTATATAAAGATTTAACTGGATCTTTGCTTTGCTTGAACCTTTTATCTTTGTGCCTATATTTTATGTTATCGCACTGGCCTGATTCACCATTATAGGGAAAGCCTATCCACTCATCGTTCTCTGAGAAAACCTTGAACGCCTCATAAGTAGGTTTTGAAATGCCTCTCTTTTCAAAATACTCATCAAGAAATGTAGAGGTGTTTTGTGTAAAAGTTTTTTTCTGAGGCGCACTTTTTTGAGGCGCTCCAACCAATGCGCTTTGCGCCATGACCCCACCCTTGAATTCGCAATGGTGGCAAAAGAAAACAATTTTATCGTAACTGATTTCAACTGACATTGGCCTATCATGTGAATCGTGCGGTGGTTGGCACTGAGGGCATTTTATTTTATGGTTTCCCTCATCTAAGTGCTTTACATTTAACCCATGCTTTTCTAGTAGTTCATCCTGCAAGATCATTTTTAGTTCTTCCTCTTGTTTGTCGTGGGGGGTTTGTATTCTGTATATTTAATGTATTGGAGGACACTGGTGGCCTAAGGGGGTGGACACTGGTGGCCTGAGTAGGGTGGACGCTGGTGTCCATACTAAGCCTATAAAGGTTCGTCATTCCAAGCCTCTTTCGTATCGTTATATAGCCTAAATCTTCAAGCGCAGAAATGCACCTGCGAACTGATCTATCAGACACTCCGCAAATTTCTCCAAGATGTTTTTCTGAAGGAAAGCATTGGTGCGTTCTTTTATTTGCATAGTTTGCAAGCATAAATAGAACGAGCTTTGTAGTAGGGTTTGGGCAGGGTAGAGGTCGAACCCAATTTATTGCATCTGTACTCATCAGCCCATAATGGGCTATATCAGAATTTATTGCAAGAGGTAAAAATCGTTAGGAGCTACATTTCCATCAGTAGCTTGATGAATTACTTTCATATCTTCAGGTCGGGGTATTCTTTGACCACTGCACCATTTAACCAGAGCGTGATAGCTAAAGCTACCAGAATAATCATTAGTCGCTCTTTCAAGAAATTGTTTTTGAGTCAATTTATTTTCTTTTAGCCAAGCTGATAATTTCATAAGTCTCACCTTTAGTTTCAGTATAGTATCAACAAAGAGCTTGCATATCAACCCAATTTGTCCCATAATTAGCCCACAAACTAATAAAAGGTGCGCGATGTATGAGCAAAAATTCCTTTGAAAACCACAATGTTGGACACTTGAGCGCAAGCTCAATCAACGAGTTTATAACCAACCCACAGCGATGGATTCTCCATGTATCTGGCTATAGAGATAGATTTGGTATACCTGCTATGTGGAGAGGCACGGCAGTAGATAAGGCTATTACTATAGCTATAGAAGAGCCTGATGTAAGTGAAGCTCAGATTATAGAGTGGGCTGAAAACTCTTTTGATGAAGAATATAAAACTGCTGTTAATGATAAAGTTCCTGTGATGACAACAAGAGCAGAGTCAGAGCGCAGTAACCTATCAAGATACCTTGCCCCTGCAATACCACACTTCAGATCATTAGGTACACCATTAGCATCTCAGAAAAAGATAAAGCTTGAGCTTGATGAATTGCCTATACCTATTATTGGATACCTTGATCTTTTGTACGATGGCGTAGTGCGAGATATTAAAACGGTAAGCAGATTGCCAAACAAAGTTCCAACGGCAACCTGTAGACAGTTATCTATATATGCTACGGCTGAGAATTGCCACCCTATCGTTGATTATGTACACGCCAACAAAACAGCTTCTAAAGTTGTAGTTATGCCTGTAGATAATGTTGATGCCCACATGGTCGTTGTAAAACAAGCGGCTGAAAATATGATGCGGTTACTTAGCTACTCTGATGATATTACTGAGATTGCAAGTCTAATGGTTCCTGACTTGGATGATTGGCGCTGGTCAGATGGAGAGAGAATTGCCGCAAGAAAACTCTGGAGAATATGATGAATGACAAATTAATTGCCGCATTAATAGAGGCACAAAAAACTATTACACACGCCAGCAAAGATGGCAAGAACCCTTATTTCAAAAGCGATTACGCTACCCTTGAGGAAGTAATAACAACCGTTAAACCACCGCTAAATGATAATGGTGTTATGTTCCAGCAGGTAACTCACCCATCAGATATTGGTGTATGTGTTGAGACTGTATTTTATGGGCATGGTGGAGAGTTACGCACTGGTGGATTTCATGTGCCAGCAGATAA